TGTTGGTAAGTAAGATCCGCTCGAACTGAAACCAATCCAATAATAACGCCGTGTTCGGTAAAGGACTGGGTAAACCCATGACCATGCGCCAAACCAGTACCCATAGCTGCCAAATTGCCGAGCGGAGTTGACGTACCGGACGCGTTAGTACCCGAAGTCTGGGCGATGGGGTTAATCTGAATGGGTGTAGAACCACCACCAAGATACTCAGGACGCTGTAAGCGGGCATCAGGAGAAATAACACCAAAATGAGCACGAATAATCTCAGTATAACGAGTACCACCACGAGCATCCCTTTCAAGTAGCTTCTGAATTTGAAAAGACTGACGCAACTGATTAATAGTTGCAGCAGTAGCAGAACTTAAATCAGCATAAAGAGTAGCAGCAGGAGAAATATTAGCAAAAGTTAAATAAGTTGAAGCATTTGGATCAAAACCCTCAGCAACACCATTAACATTCAAAGCACCAACAGTGCCATTCAAAGCAGAAGAAGTATTAGCTTTAATCGGTGCTGAAGTACCAAGAGGCAAAGACACAGGAGAACCCTTCTGGGGCCAAGGCAAAGCACCGGTGAAATAGTCCTTACGCTTACCACGCTTCAAAATAGTGTAATCAGTATAAGTATCAGGACCGTCACCCATATTAACAGTGACAGAGTTTTGTAAGTTTTCATCTCTAAACCATTGATTCCATATCAAATTGTAAGCACGAAGATGCAAAACATTATGAGAAACAGTAGAACCAGGATTGACCTGACCGACAGTTGGTAAGCCCATATAGTCAAAAATAGAACCGACAGCGTAACCACTAGCAGGGGTGGAAGTAGTTGGTACAACATAGGAAATCGAATCAGAAGGATTGTCCTGTTGACCCATAAACTTCTGCCAATTAGACCAAATCAAACGATTAGGAACAAAAAAGAAAAACGAATCAAGATGCAAGTTATCCATAGTTGGATACAAAGGCGTAGCCAAACGAGTAAAAGCAGTCATACGAAGATTAAACGTATCACCCGGAAGAACTTCATCAACATAGATAGGGACTAAGTCACCAGCGTTGAAAGTAGTCTTATGTGCAGTCTCAATCTTAAAAGAAGATCGAGGAATCTCAGCACGAGGAATCATAGCGAACTGGTGTGTAGACACCGATTTATTGCGATGCATAAAAAACTCCAAAGAAAAAGGGGCCGAAGCCCCAAAAATTAAACCTTTACAGACTTGCCCAATGCAAGCTGCTTAGGGATAGGGTGGCACTCAATAATACCAGTAGAGTCATCAAAAGTGCCCAACTCAAAGAGATCAAAATCATCTGAATGATGGTACATCTGATTATCAGCAGCCTCACGATTGACTTCATCAGTAAACCCACGCAAAGCCAAACCAACAGAAGGAACAAACATAGGACGACCAAAAGCATCAGCAGCACGATCCTTAACAGAACAAATGATAGAAATCATTACGCATTTTCCTTTAAATAATTACGAACAAACTCAAGTTGCGAACTCACCAAGGCTTCTTTTGCTTTAAGAAGCCTTAGCAACTTAGCTGCATGAACTATATCTCGAATTACAATAATTTGGACAGAATCAGTCATTGTATTTTCCTATTCAATGTGACGTTTCAATCGAGAAAATTTTGCTTCAAGAACCTGTTCCTTAACGCATAACCGTTCATCGGTGTTGTCGTCGAAACGGTCGACGGCATCCACAAATCTTTGAAACTGCAAGGCTTCAAAGTCTTCGGGGAAATCGTCAGCAAATTTCTTGTCATAAAACTTAGGGGGACGGGTCTCACGACCATTAATCACGACATAGTCGTGGGGATAGATATCAGAAGTAAACTTTTTGTAAAAGTCATAACCAATACCTGGCTTAAGAGACATTCGATTGAATTCAGGAACACGTTCCTTAATCTCACCAGTCTCCATATCAGTTGTCTCGTAATGATCTCCAATGCACTTACCAGTGCGTTTCTTCATTACATAACGAGCAACATAAGCAGCGGACTCAAAAGTGACATCACCAACGGAACTATAACCAAAAGGCCAAAGATCTTCCAAGGATTTTGACCGATAAATAAGAGCACCCGAAGGAGTACGTTTCCAAAGTGTAAGGTCTGGGAAATTAAAGCCAAAAATACACGCATGAAAATGAGGACGTTCAAACTTTTCACCATATTCTCCAGCCATATAAAAACGGATAGTAAAGTCCTTAAAACGCTTACGAAAGCGTTTCATAAACCTCTGAAAATCACCATAATTAAGAGACCTGTCAGTAGGACAATGGTCATTATCATAGGTAAGAGTAATGAAGCAGTTCTTCTCGTGAAGACTTGCTTCATGCATACAGCGCACCGCCCACTGGCGACTGCGCTCAAGGCGACACCCACGACATTGACCACACGGCAAAGAAAGAGAACGAACTACGTCCCCCTTCCTCTCACTAAAAATGATTGAACCATCCGAGCATTGATATGCCTGCAACGGATGGAAGCAGGCCATAACTTACAGTCGATAGCCACCACGCATAGGAGGGGGCGCAAGATTAGCGCTCTTAGTATGCGAAGCATGTTTGCGGAACTTAGAAGCACTCTTGTGCTTAGATACAGATTGACGTTTTAGCGGATTCATAAATTACTCCAGTCGTTAAAAAAAGGTGTCACCTAGCACAGTTAACATCAAGTAGAAGACTGTGCTACCTCGCCACCCGTTTCGGGTGCGAGGTTGGAAGCTGCCTTTGGCAGCACTAGGCCAAGCTTTTCAGCTTCGGCACGGTTGGAATCATCAGAAACAAAATCAACGAACGCTCCAGCGTCGTTGTCAAAACGAGTACGAATATCAGCAGGAAGCTGCATAAAAGCCTCATCGGCGACGCGAACGGCATTCAAAGATGCATGGTAATCCATAGCATCGGTAAAGTCACCATAAGTAGGCGCGCGAACGCCACTAGGGAGCTCACCAGTAAGGCCAAAACGCTTGACGATAGTGTTGATATCAGATTCATCACGAGCGTGTTGTTGAGCCAAAGAAGGATCCTCACATGACAAAGCAGAAGCATTAGATGCTTCCATGGTGTCATAGTTATAAGGAGTACGAAGAAAAACAACGGATTTAGACATAAAAGCCTCCAAAAAAATCATTTGCGAAGTATAGAACGAATCACATCAACCACCGGTTGCAATTGTTTAGATTCACGACCAAGGTTATCCAAAAGCTTAGCAGCATCAACATCAAGATTAAGAAGAGAAGTCTCGGCCTTCAACTTCAAAACAGTCTGAGTCAAAACCTTTTGAGTAATTACCTGAGACTGAGTTTCCTGAGCAGTCTTTGCAGCCTGTTCAGCAAGAAGTTGAATGACATATCTAAGACGATCACCCTCAACAGGAATATTCTTAATCTCTTCCTTAATCTTATCAACAGTAGCATCAATCTGCCTAATCTGGGCCTGAGCCTGAGAAGCAGAAGCAATATCACGAGAAGCAGCAGCCTCAGTACCCATACCTTGAATATAAGCCTGAGAAGCAGAAGCAGCAGGATTCTGGAAAGTTACTTGTTGAGCAGTAGGGGCAGAACCAGCATTCTGAGAATAAGCAAGCATAGGATTCAAACCAGCACGCTTCATATCAGTAGTCATAACCTGATAACGCTTTGCATACTGTTCAGCAGACCAAGCATTAGCAGAATCAGCCCGAGCAGCATTAGCTTCATTAGTATCTTGAGTACCTAAATAAGAAGCCGCGGCCGCACCGCCAGCAGGACCACCAAAATAAGTAGCACCAGCAATAAGACCAGCATCAACTAAATCCATAAAAAACCTTTCTCCTTAGTCAAACCCTATCGGGTTCGACCAAGGGATTAAAAAAAACAATTAGAAATGATCAATCAAGCCAGGCACAGAGTACATAGGCATAGGACGAGCAACCCGATTGCTAAAAAAAGTATCACACAAAAACTGCTGACCATTAGCAGCAGCACCAACAGCCAAAATACGATCAACAGGAGGATTCTCCTGAATAAACGTAGAATTTAAAGTAGGTAAAGAAGTAAATTTCTGAGCCAAGTGCCAGCCATCAATAGTTCCAGCAGATGTAGATTTAAACAAACCAGTAATAAGAGCGGGGTTATAACGATATTCCGCCCATCGCTCTTGGTAACCAAATACATTATTGTCATCAGAAGTACCACGAACATAAATTTCCTTATTCAAAACAGCTTGCTCACCAAGCATAGCAAAAGCTGGGAAGTAAAAATCGTAACGAGTAGAACGAGACCACATCTTACGAAGACCCTGTTGGTAAGTAAGATCCGCTCGAACTGAAACCAATCCAATAATAACGCCGTGTTCGGTAAAGGACTGGGTAAACCCATGACCATGCGCCAAACCAGTACCCATAGCTGCCAAATTGCCGAGCGGAG